GTTTCCCAGTCACGATCGTTTAAGCCCTGTTCTTAAAGTCGTTCTGTGTCCAGTAGGAAGGTTTCCTTCTCTGAAAGGCATATCTTCTAAGATAGCATTGTTTTGTGAAAGCATCTCAGTGATAGCTTGTACTTTTCCTTCGTTATATCTTTTTGCGTGCTCGTCTAACGTTAGCACTTTTGAGCCTAAAATAGCCATTGTTTAATCTCCTTTATTGATTAATCTTTTCCATAAAAATGCTCATACGTTTCCATATCTTGAGATGGACTAGGATCTGAACCAACGATTCTTTTATCATCAGACATATCTCTACCTATCTTAGAAAACATACGAACTACTTCAGGGTGATTCCCAAAACCAGTGTCAATGAGCCAAGACTTAAAGTCTTCAGTACCGTAATGAGTTAATGCTCTCTTACTATACTCAGAATTTTCAGCGAGTTTATCGCCTCCTATTTCAGGATCATTGGCTGCTTCATCAAACCAACCTTCTTTAATTTGCGAAAACTGAACATCCGCATCAGTTTTAAATTGAGAATAAGCATCTTCTTTAGCCTTCACGAAAGCCTGGGCTTGATCTTTATTCAAACCTAATTGAGTTGCTTCATCAAATAACTGATCCAGATCTTCCTGCTTTAAAGGTGAATCTTCTTTTAACTTTAGATCTTCTTTTTTTAGATCTAACGCCTCTTTAGATTCTTCCTCCTCTTCAGGTTTTTCTGTGTCTTCACTAGCTTTGTCTTTGGATTCTTTATCGACTCCTTCTTCTTCATCTCCTGGTTTTGCTTCAACAGTTTCAGGCTTGTCTTTTGCTGCTTCTTGAGCTCCCTCAGCGACTTCGACTTGTCCTTCTCCTGTATCTTCAGGTCCAGCATCTGTAGAATTCGTGTCTTCCGATTCTCCATAGAACAGCTCTTCTTTACTACTTTGTGAGCTTGTTTCTTGCGTTTCCATTATACATTCCTTTTTTGTTCTCTGTTATCATTGTGAAGAAGATGCGTTCATCCGCTTCAATCAATTCATTAAATAACCAATTACCAACTTCTTGCTTACCGATATTTCTTTCTGTCTCTTCACGCCTAGCGTTTCCAACATTATCGATAAACTTTAACTTACCTAGAATTCTCCAAACAACTTTCCTACCTGACAGAGTTGAACACAGGTTTATTAAATCCTGTTGCCAAATAATAAGTTCATCTTCTATTTCTCTAGTTTCTTTTTTCTTCTCTTTTAAAGTTCTAGGGTTTGTAGTTACGTGCATATTATTGTCCTGTTAAAACCCTTCTAAGAGCATTATCTTGCTCGATGTCTGACTCTGAGAGGTTCTTTGTTACTTTGCTTAGCTGTTCAGCTTGTTGCATTTGTTGAGCTTGAGCCGCTTGCTGTTGTTCAGCTGCCATCAATTCTTCAACCTCTTCATTAGATCTTACAATCCTTGAAGCTGTTCCTGTAATATCAGCATACTCATCAGCTGCTTCCATAAAGTTAAATTTCTTAATAACATTAGGGTCAAACTGAGATGCATTTGAAATAAACTGTAAGTATCTATCAATAGAACTTAAGCCTATAGACTTCTGAGCTTGAGCCATAATAGATACATACTCGATCTTAATGTCTTGGCCTTCTAATTCCTCAGGAGGATCTGTTAACTTCCCTTGCTCAGCCATGAATTCAAACATCATCTCAACAGCAGGATCTAATAAATCTTTATTTAAGTTTTCTAAAACTGGTCCTAAAGCCAAGAGCTTCTCTTCTTGCCTAGCCGCAATTTCAGTAGCTGTGAATTCTCTACGATCACTTGAAGCCAGCATTAAGAATAGATCTTCAAAATAAGCACGCTTAATTCTAGTACGCACTTGCTCTTGCTTAGATTCCATCGCATTTACATCATATTGAACATTAATAGCTGGTCTGTATGAAGCATTCTGAGTTTCATCAACATAAGTGATGTCATCAGGAAGAAGGCTTGATCTTTGATTAATTAATGAAGTCGGCCCAACCATTGGAGGCGAGATCTTTTTATCAAGAGCTAAGAGAGTTTTTCTCTCACCCTCTTGAAGCTGCAAGTTATCTCCTAAGCAAATAAAACCTGGGCAATCTGTTCCATAAATATCTTCACCTGTTCTAGACCAGCGTGGCGCAAGTACAGGAAACCTGTTATAGCCAGATTCTCTAAGAATCTTATCTTCATGAGTTGAACTGTTATCGTTATTATTACCTCTAAAGCCAATCTCAAAATAGAATGACTTATACTTCTTAAACCTTGAGAATACTTTCTTAGAATCATACTCATCATTCGGCATAACTAAATGACCAACTAAAACACTATTTTCATGGTTGCCAGATTCAAACTGCTCTTTAACTCGAGTAGAAATGTTTCTCCAGTCTATATCATCTTTGCCTTTGTCTTTACCAAATTTATCAACAACCTGTCTTACAGTCATAAGATATTCTCTGTAGTACTTGTCGATCTTGTATTTAGAATTTACACCAAGATAATATGAACCGATAGGCTGAGTTGAAAATCTAGCTACGTTCTCAAAATCTTCTTCAACAAACATAGCTCCTGTAGCGAATGAACCAACATCACCATAAAGAGTTAGAACCTGATCATAGAAATTACTCTTATTAAAACCCTGTCTTACTATCTGAGTATTTTCATCAAGCCATCTTTTAACTGATGGAAGCTTTGAAAGCTCTTTATCTTCAACACCTAAGTTGAACCAAGATCTTGACGGTGGAGTTACACCAGCCATCATACCTGCACGCATTACATTCTTTGAGAATACAGCGGTTGAATCAAGTATAGATTCATTTCTTGTTCCTACTTGATTTAAGTCTGTATATAAAAATCTAGTTCTAGATGGGTCTATAACTTCAGCTACATCACGCCATAGGGAATCATGGGCAGTACGTTCATTCTTCATGTCCTGAGCAATGCGGTTTAAGTATTGCCTTTTGTCGGTAGCTTCTTTGAGATTATAGTACTTATACACCTTAAGCCCCTATAATCTGTTTCGTTTGAGTTTTAGAAGCAGCCGCTGCATTGCCGCCAAGACCAGTCACTATAGAGCCCTGTCTTCCACCTTTTAATAATTGGAGTTTGTTTAAACGAGTTGTGCTCTGAGCATTCTTTGCAGATACTTGCTCACTAAGTCTTTCAGTCTGTTGGCCTTCAACACGCTCTTTTTCAAGCCTGTCAGTCTCAGCCTTCTGAACTCGAGCAGCACGCTTGGTATCTTGCTTTTGCTGTTCAGTCGAATGAACTTGTGACGCTGTACTAGCAGCTAGCGCCCCTATTATTAATGCTGTCTCGATTCCCACTCTTTAACCCCTTTAAGTAAACCCTATCAACGAGCTTGTAGCCTAAAGACTCATAATACTTACTATGATCCTTTTCAGCCCTAACAGTGGCTATAATCCCCATTACACCACTAAGCTCTAATTTATTCTCACACCACTTGATAAACCTGTCACCAACTCCTCTACTTTGCTTACCAACATAAAGTGCGTCTTGGCGTGCAACGAGAGAACCTTTCATGTGAGAGTGTTCGGTTACTAAAAAAACAGCATACCCAATTATTTTACTATTCGACTTTACTAAGAAAAATTTAACGAGACCTTGCTCCTGAAGTTTTATGTAAGACTCATAGTTTATATCGCACTCTGATAAACTAGAATAAGCGGTCTCATTGAAATTCGCAAAAACGAGATCTTCAATATCATCAACACATTCACTTAACTGCTCTTCTGAAAACTTAATCATCAACACCCATTGTTAAATTTAATCATTCCTATGGCAACTATTTTTTAAAAGGGCTATAATTGCTCTTCTTAAAAGGCTGATAGGTTTCTGATTTAACCATTCCAGTCATTGAACCTGGTCTTTGATAAGCATGGCTTACATCTTGAGCTACTTTATTTTGGTCTGGTTGAGCAAACGTTAACGCAAGCGCATCCGCAATATCAGGAGAGAATCCAAGCCTAGCCTTAATCTGGTCCTTTGTTTCTATCTTTATCTTATTACCTACAAAGAAATACTGGGTTGCTGTAAGTTCTTTCCTTAACTGAGGACACTGAATTAAACTGCCCTTCTTCTTAATCCACTCAGCCATATTCCAATACATTTCTGCTCGTTTATTAACAAACTGCGTAGGCTGACTAGCTGATGAAGAAAAGTTTATCTCAAATATGCCTGGTATCTTGGCAGATTCTAAGTAATCATAAACACCTGATCCATAACCACCAGTTCCATCTATGTTGATCTTATCAATATCTCCCCACCTATCTACTGAACCGATAACATTATCACCAACAGTTCTAGAGTTAGCCTTCCTGATCATCCTATATTTATAAGTCTGCAGTCCTTGTCTTGGGAATATAACACTTGAATCATCACCAAATCTAGCAACGTCAACACCTAAGCGCTTTTCAGCGTATTTACTTTCCTCATCATGGTAATTTCTAGCAACAGCATCATCAATATGAGTGTCTGTTAACAGAGTACTAATTGCAGCATCTGGAAACATTCCTAAAATCATAGACTGAACCCAAGGATCATTACGACCTTCAGCCTCAATCATCTTTCTTGCCCACTCGATATCAATACGAGGTGAACGCTTTGGATCATCAGGATCGCCATTGATTCTTATCTTAAACCAACTTGGGTCTTTATGAGCTGTATAAAGTAGTCCAGTATGAGAGGTCGGGTTTCCCGCCATACATATCTTACCAAACTCACAGTTAGACAGTGCCTGCTCAGCTGCCTTACCAACCTCAGGAGGAACTGAACCTCCCTCATCTATAAGGAAGAGAACATACTTTGCATGTAGTCCTGATAAAGTTCTACCTCGCTCTTCTTTATTTGCAGTCTTTGAAAACGATCTTGCTGATAAGAACCAAGTCTCTTTGTGATCAACAGCAAACACACGCTCTTGAGTCCACTTAAAGTTCTGTTTTAAAAAATCATTCCTATCCATCCACTTATAGATCTCAGCCCATAAGTTATCGATAAGGTTTGAGTGAGTCATTGAAACAGCTGCACCTTTAGGGTGCTCACCTGGAGAATTATAACAAAGAAGAAAATTCCATGCGATCCAAGCTAGAACCGCAGACTTACCAGGACCAGCACAGGCTTGCATTGATATACGCTGCCTCTCTCTATCTCCCGCAGCAAATGCTTCTAAAGCATCACGTTGCCAAAGATCTGGTTCTACATGGAACATCTCCTTAACCATGAGGCAAGGATCTTTCTTATAATCATCAAATCTACTCATACTATGCAGGCCAAAACCAATGGCCCATTAAAAACCCTACAGCAAATGGAATAGCTGGAGTGTACCAAGACCATCCCGTTATAATCATAGATATAGTCTTTACTGACTTATCCTGCTTAATCTTTTTAAATAAGTAAATATCCCAAATGATCCAAGATAAAATACCTATTATCATTATTGAATTAGTTATTGTAATCATTCCTAAACTCCATCAATTAAAGAATCAACTTCATCAAATATAGCTGAAGTAAAACCAGCTTCAACACCATACTGCTTTAGTTGATAAGCAAGTTGACCCGCTAAGACAGGATCTATTGAACCTTGAGCTTGATCTCTAAACTCATAATAAGCTTCTGGAAACATTCCTAACTTTAAAAATGCTCTTGTCCAGCCTAATAACTTTGTTAACGCAACACCTGCAGGAATATCAAAACCACTTCCACTACCTTGAAGAATTCTGATTTGACCCAGCATTAAAGTAACTAACTCACGACCAGCCTCTTCTTTTCTCCTAGCGTCTTCAACACTATCATCAAGAGCTTTTTCTTGAGGCTTTTTATCTAAGATCATATCCATAAAGAACCCATCAAACTCTGAAAGATCCATGTCCTCATCAAACCTTACGTAATAAACATCTCCGATTTGAGTCACTTCATCAGTTATTCCATCAACACCCTTATGCCAATCACTAAATAACTTTGCTCTGTCTGCAAACTCTTGTGCCTTTACGGCATCTGTCATTTGTAATACTTTAATTCCCATTTTATTTCTCCTATCTAATTCTCTGTAAACTAAATTCAAGGGCATTTGCAGGAACAGAAACGTTACCAGATGCCGCTTGATTATCATGTTCTATAAAAATCTGTTGCCCACTAACACAAGGAATATCCGCAATTACTTTACCAGTTGATTGATTGTGGTTTGAAGCTCTACGTATATATGTCTCCTGGTTCCAAGGTCCATTTATCGTTCCATTGTTCCATCTAAAACTAACATTTGTTCTTTGCCCTGATGGACCTTCAAGCTCTGCAGTGAATGTAAGCCTTGCAACACCAGTAAACTGTGGAGTGATTCCATTGGCCTGTACTGTGAATTGACCATATAACGATGCTATCTCAGGAGTTGTATTTAAACCAGTAAGCTGAGTAACACCTGTATTTACATTTGTTATTTCAGCTGCGTTTCTAACTTTAACCATATCAGTAAGCACTGCAGTCACAGCACCTTGAGCAGTCGTTGGATTAGCTACATTAATAATAGAGTTGTTGTTCATATTCGCAGTCGCAAATAGACTTGCAATCTGAGTAGCTCTTTCAAACGTAAACGCAACTGTTTCAGTGCCAGCCTGTACTGTGATCAAACTAAATAAGTTAGTCGATCCATTGTACTCAATAATTGCCCCATAATCTCCAGGGAAAGCCTGAGGTACAGACTCTAATAAATGAATTCTAGCAACACCATCGTTTGTATTTTGTCCCGCATATATCTTAATTTCTTGGAGCTGATCTTCGACAGAATTTGTTTGTGTATCATTAAACTGCTCACCGATTTGTAAGTCAGCTATCGGGTTATTAGTTCCTATACCTACGTTACCCGCATCATAGTCAATCCCATTAGCATTCGTATTCCAAGGAGATGACCCTCCTCCAGAAACAGGAGACCAACCTAAAGACTGTCTTGCATATTGATTACCATCGTTAGGAGCTTCAGGAAAAGAAACCTTTGCAGTGTTTGCAGCGATTGCAGTGTCCTGATTAACCTGTTGAGTTTCTATAGAATCAATATCGTTTGTATTAGTAGTTATATTAGAAGCGTTACTGTTAATCTGATTCTGTAAAGCTGTGTCTGCACTAACTCTATTTGAAACCTCTGCAGATATATCACTAGCGTTTTGTGATATGTTGTTGTTTTGAGTAGTTTGAACAGACTGTATTGAAGTTATAGAACTTGAGTTCGATGCTATAAGAGCGTCTTGAGATGTATTGGAAGTCTGATTTAATCCAATCGTAATATCTTGAGCAGCTTGATCTGATTCAAGCGCATCAACATCAGCTTGAAGGTCTGCAATTCCAGCAAGACTATTTGATACATCAGTTATTGGATCGCCATTTTGAGTCTGAGCTGTTATGTTACCCGCATCTATCTGAGCTTGGATAACCGTCTCAACACCTTTAATATCTTCTTCGTCATAAAAATCTAATAAATTTATTGTAGCTGAAGCTGTTCCATGAGCAAGAACAACATCACTGTTATCTTGTGCTCTTAATCCTGTGATTGTTACTGTAGCCGCATTACCTGTAGTAGTTAAAATCATCCTTTTTTCTCCAACATAAGACTTGAGAGTTGATCTATAGTCACGACATTATCTCCAAAGATAGAGCCTCTTAAAGTTACGATATCTCCTGCAGCTAAGATGAGCTTACCTGATCTCGATGGACCGCCTTCACCTACTGCAACGTTTCTACAATAACCACTCTTTCTTGTCCGAACGACCTCAACACCGTTTACAAATAAAGAACCACGCAAGCCAGCTCTGTCATTATCTGTGCTGTCGCCCTCAATAACATATGAATATGAATAAGGCCCAGCATCACTTACCTGAATACCACTGCCTGATTGAGTAAAACCTGTGACCGCATCTACTTGAGTGTTAAGTGGAATGATCTGAGGAGTAGCATTAAGATTCGTTGTACCTGTTTGAAAAGCTTCGTAAGGAATAGGAAGAACTACTGGAGCTGCTTCAAATATGTAGGGCAATGCATTCCATGCAGTTACACCATCTCCTATTTTTCTTCTGTTCGTATCTGTTTCATGTCCCTGCTCACCTTGAGCTAAGATAGGATTATCTGCAGTCCAATTTGCAGCCGTATCTCTCCTGAGTTGTATTTTAGTTGCCACTAGCGTCTCCCCCACTTATGCACATGTCTGCTAAATATAATGAGTCTGATCTACCACCGTCTATGTTTAAATCGCTATTGCTCGATGCTTCAACCAAAGCCCAATCATTATCGTTGGCTCCAAACTTTCTCCATATATCAGCATTAGTTTGATCAAGATACAATGTAGGAACTGGAGCGGCATTCCCAGTGGGATCACCTACTCCTGAAGTTATGTAGAATAAAACATTTCCATCCTCATCACAGGAGGCTACTCCAAATTCTTCTAGATTTAATGCTTCTTCTACGTTAATTGACATTTATACCTCTTATAAAGCTGGAGTTGTTTCTGATCTCGATACTGTGTATCTGATGCCAGCCGCATCATTTGTTTCGATCTGTAAACCCATTGTTTGAGCAGCGCCCGCACCTGAAAGAACAACATCTACTTGTAAGTTAAAACCACCACCAACTCTAAATCTGTCAGTAACAACGTCTCTTACTAAAGCAGCATCAGCACCAGCATGACCGTTATGAACACCTGTAATCTCAAGAGTTCTCACTCTAGTAGGATCTCCAAGATCATGAGCAGTTACGAACCACTTTATACCCTGAACTTCATCAACTAAAACAGTATCAACAACAGTCGGAGTGTTTTGAGCTATATCAGTAGGACCAACTGAAGGAACAGAAACGTTTTCAACAGCTGTCTCTAATTCTTGTAGAGCTGTCTTAACATCAGTGTTGTCAGTTATAGTTGCACCTGTAAATGTACCTAGATCAGTAGCATTCTCAGCAACACCAGAAAGAGTAATAAGATCGTCAACATTATCTCTAGTATCAACAAGCTCAGTCTCTAATTCTTGAAGCGCACCTTTAACAGTGTTGTTGTCAGTGATGATATCACCAGTGAAAACACCTAAGTCAGTAGCTCCTTGGATAGTTCCTAATAGAGTGTCTTGCGCATCGTTGTTTCCATCAAGCTTTTGGATAGCAACTTCAACAGTATCACCAGCTGCAACATCTCCTGAAGCGGCTGCATACAATGTACTTAGGCTGATTCCCGTAGCAATCGCAAAGTTCACATCAGCAATCTTAATCCCAGGTTGACCCGCTGTTGGAAAGTGAACAATCGCTTGAACTTCTTGAGTACCTGGAGTGTCAGGAAGATATTGCTGAACCATAAATGTATCATTATCAGCAATGATTTCTGAAGCTGCAGCAAGAGTGATCTGGTTACCACCTGGAAGTGCAGTCACTTCAAATAGAGCAGGTACTCCATCTCTGTCAGAGATAACATATTCGCCTACAGCAATGTCACCTATAACTAAACTCTCGTTGTCAGATATTGTTGTGATATCAACGTTACCTGCAGCAAGTGTGTCATCTGTTGCAAAACGAACTTTCTCATTTCTCCATGAAAGCTGATCAATAGCGTTTTGAGGTATGATCTGCCAATCTGCAGTCGCACCAGCATTTGCTACCTTTCTATATACTTCAGTTGTTCCTCCTCTGAAGTAAAACGATGGAACTGGAGCAGCATCTTGCTCAGCACTATCGCCACCAGGAACAGCTAAACCAACTAAGATCGCTGCACTAGCATCATCAGCATTTTCTCCGAATATATTCAGACCTTTTTCTATACCTTCTAATTCTCTACTCATAGTAAATCTCCTCTAGAGTTTTTGTCTTGTGTACTTAACATTAATGTCAGTGCTCTCATTGTTGACTACCTGAAGCTCGTAATTTGAACCTGTATTAGTGGCTATCACCTCGACTGATACGTCACCACGGTTTCTTGCATAAACTAGATCGCACACCCTAGTATCGTTATGCCAAACCTTCATGCTAAGTGTTCGAGGATCAAAACTGGACCCCTTATCAATGCACAAAAAGTAATCTAGACATTTGAATTGAGATAGTGTGAGTGTATCGACAGTAAGTGTCGAATTAGCAGGCACTGTGTAACAAGGTGATTTGATGAGTGGCGAGCAACCCTTATTATCGAAAGTGCCTGTGAAGGGATTAAAGCCTAAACTCATGGCCTAGTGACACTCCAAGAGGAGAGCTCACATTTGGTATCATCAGTGTAGTTTAAAGTAATGGTAGCGACATTATTTCCACCGCTTTGAAGAGTATGAACGACTTGAGTATCTGTTGGATAAGCTACAGTTCCAGCATCATAGATGAGTCCTTGTAGTGGACCTTGCAAGGGATTAACATCGAGAGCTCTTTTTTGAAGATCATCATACTGTGTACCAGTGATTTTTGTTTTATCACTTTGAAGAGAATGATCTATTGGGGCTTGTATATTTTGTCCAGACATATCTGTAAAAGTTACATTTCAATGACTGAAGTGGCAAGCCTAAGAGAATCAGTTCTTTTCTCTTGATCTTTGGATTGTTTCTTCGAGAGTTAGTTTGTGATGAATCTCTTGGCGTTCGATGAACATGTTTAAATGTTTCCCGAGCTGGTCGATAGCTTTTTGTTTATCGAAGAAGACAAGTTCATCGATGTCATCAGCTGATCCATCTTTATGTATGACTCTAACAGTTTTTGATTTCTTGATCATGAGTGCTATTTCTTCAGGCATATCATTCATGCCTAAATAATTGCCATTTGAATCAAACGCCTTCCTTGGGTCAAAGCTCATCATTTGTTTGAGTAGTTGGAGTATCTCTTCCTTGAGCCATTCCTCTCTATCCCTGCGATGGATCGTGACTGGGAAAC